GTACATCTTCTATGTCTGAGGATACAATAAATCAAGTTGCGAAAGATATACAAGAAGCTTTGCATCGTCAGTTTGGTGGACTAAAAAACAGAAGCGACTTTAAACTTCGTATGTCTAATGTGGGTAGAGCGACATGCCAACTTTGGTATGATAAAAACAAACCCGAAGTTGGTGTGCCTCTTCCTACCACATTTGTAATGAACATGATGATTGGAGACATCGTTGAAGCTGTCTTCAAAGGCTTATTAAAAGAAGCTGGTATTAAGTATGAGGACTCAGATAGTGTTGTATTAGAACTAGGTAATGCATCTATTAGTGGTACATATGATATTGTAATCGATGATGCAGTTGATGATATTAAGTCAGCATCCAACTGGTCTTATACAAATAAGTTTGAATCTTTTAACACTCTGAAAGAGAGTGACGCTTTTGGATATATTGCACAGCTTGCAGGATATGCAAAGGCATCTGGTAAACGTGCAGGTGGTTGGTGGGTTGTTAACAAAGCCACAGGAAACTTTAAATATGTACCTGCAGATGGCATTGATGTTGATACGGAAGTAAATAAGATAGAAGAGACTTGCAAAACAGTCGAAGAAAATGTATTCAAGCGTTGCTTTGAAGCTGAACCTGAGATGTTTAGGGGTAAGCCCACAGGTAACAAAGTATTGAACACACATTGCGGATTCTGTTCTTATCGTTACGACTGTTGGTCTACTCTAAAAGAGTTACCTGCTGTTAAATCACAGGCACGTTCACCAAAAATTATTAACTATGTCGAACTAACAGAGGAGTATAGATAATGGAAGAGTTAGAACAGTTAGCTGAAGAAATAAAACTTAAAGAGGAAGAACTAAGAAACTTACGTAAGGAATATCAAGATAAACGAATGTCAGGTTTGCGTTCTGCTTTACAGGCTAGGCAAGAAGCTGACAAACTTATTCAAGAAGAGCTTCGTTCTATGGGTTACAAACAGTTTAATCCTATACCTCTAGGAAACTGGAGAAACTTTGGCTCATAACTTTAAACAGTTCCGTGCGGCACGTAAGTATGGGTATAGGAGTGGTTTAGAATACAAACTATCTGTATATCTCGATGAATTAAAAGTCAAATATGAGTATGAAAAACTCAAGATAGAGTGGGAAGATTTAGCTTATCGTACCTATACACCAGACTTCGTGTTAAGCAACGGTATAATTATTGAGACAAAGGGGATGTTTACTGCGTCAGATAGACGCAAGCATCTTGCAATACAGAAGCAACATCCCCATCTTGATATTAGATTTGTATTTGAAAACAGTAGACGTAAGCTACGTAAGGGTGCTAAGTCTACTTATGCTGAGTGGTGTATACGATATGAGTTTAGATACTATGATAGAATAATTCCAGAAGATTGGCTTAAAGAAAAAGGAAAGAATAAACATGCTAAGTTCATTAAGTTTTCTGGAACAAAAGTAAAAAGGAAATATAAATGACAATAGAAAACATATCAAAATGTTTGCGTGATGAAGACTTTAATATAAATATTAGACCTACTATATTAAAAAATGGTAAGTGGGCAGGTGATATTCAATTGACTATAATGGTATCAGGAAACAATCCTTTGGATGACGATGACTATGGTAGCATAATGCATTTTGCTAAAATGATATGCGCTTCTGTTCCTATCATGGAGTTCTCCTCAGAGCTAAGAGAACTAGCACATGACTACGTGATGGATGAAGAAGACAATGTAATTGATTTTAAACCAGATGATAGAGGTAAAGTTCTTGACAGAAAAGATAATGTTGTTACTATATCATTCGGAACAAAGACTAAAGGAAGTGCATAATGAGTGACCAGATAAGACATGAGGAGTATATGAAACAAGCTATGGAACAATCAGATGTAATTACAAATCCTAAACACTATGAGCGTTATGCTATTGAACCTGTATCATTTATAATGCATAACGAGTTACCTTTTTGGATGGGTAATGTTGTTAAGTATATAATGAGAGCAGGATACAAAACTGATACAGATGAAATAACTGATTTAGAAAAAGCAAAAAGATATATTGATATGCGTATCAATCAGCTAGAGGGGCGAGAGCCAAATGAGAGTTAAAGTATTCATTACAATAGATGTAGACCCAGAAGAATATCCTGTTCCTGCTGATGAAAATGTAGCAGAAGAGATAGAAGAGGGTATACGTGAATACTTTTATGATGTAGGTGGTACAACTATTAGAAATATAAAAACAATACAGGAGAACTAAATGAATAATTATCTACCCACAGATTATCAAAACTTTATAGCTCTGTCTCGCTACGCAAGATGGAAAGAAGATGAACAAAGACGTGAGACATGGGGTGAAACAGTCGCACGTTACTTTGATTATATGACAACACATTTAAAAAAGACATGTAACTATACACTTGAAGATTCACTACGTGAAGAATTAGAAGAAGCAGTTCTTGAACAACGTGTAATGCCTAGCATGAGAGCTTTAATGACATCAGGTCCTGCATTAGATAGATGTCATGTAGGTGGTTATAATTGCTCTTACGTGCCTGTAGATAGCCCTAGAGCATTTGATGAGACTATGTACATCCTAATGTGTGGAACAGGTGTAGGCTTTTCTGTAGAGCGTAGCAACATAGATAAATTACCCATAGTAAATGAACATTTTGAAAAGAGTGATACAGTTATTAAAGTTGGTGACAGCAGACCCGGGTGGGCAAGAGCGTTACGTGAGTTGATTGCTATGTTGTATGCAGGTCAGATACCTAAGTGGGATGTATCAGAGGTGCGTCCTGCAGGTGCAAGACTAAAAACATTTGGTGGCAGAGCATCAGGACCACAACCTTTAATAGAATTATTTAACTTCTGTATTGAGAAGTTTAAGGGTGCATCTGGACGCAGACTTTGGCCTATCGAAGCACACGATATAATGTGTAAGATAGGAGAAGTTGTTGTCGTAGGTGGTGTCAGACGTAGTGCATTGATTTCATTATCAAATCTTGGAGATGACCAGATGGCACATGCTAAGTCAGGTCAATGGTGGGAGAATGAAGGTCAACGTGCATTGGCTAATAATAGTGTGGCATATAAATTCAAACCAGAGATAGGCACATTCATGCGTGAGTGGGTATCTTTGTACGAGAGTAAGTCAGGTGAGCGTGGTATATTTAATCGTGCTTCTGCAATAAAGCAAGCAGAAAAGAATGGAAGACGTGATACGAAACATAATTTCGGATGTAATCCATGTAGTGAAATAATCTTACGTCCTTATCAGTTCTGTAATTTATCTGAGGTAGTAGCACGTGCATCTGATAACAAAGAATCACTTGCTTGGAAAGTTCAGATGGCTACTATACTTGGAACATTCCAATCTACCATGACAGATTTTAAGTATCTACGTAAAGTATGGCAGAGGAATACAGAAGAAGAAAGACTGCTTGGGGTATCTCTTACTGGTATTATGGATAATCAAATACTGTCAGGTAAGAGTAGCACATATGGTATGAATATAGGTTCTTTGTTAGAGGAACTTAGAGATGTAGCGGTAGAAACAAACAGAGTTTTTGCACAACATTTAGGTATAGCACAGTCTACTGCTATCACATGTGTAAAACCTAGTGGTACAGTTAGTCAATTAGTTGACAGTGCATCAGGTATACATGCCAGACATAATCCTTATTATGTACGCACCGTGCGTGGAGATAACAAAGACCCACTAACACAGTTCTTAATGTCTCAAGGTATACCTGCAGAACCAGATGTAATGAAGCCAGAAAGCACTACAGTGTTTAGCTTTCCAATGAAAGCACCATCTGGTGCAGTTACTCGTACAGAAATGACAGCCATAGAACAGCTTGAATTATGGTTGTTGTATCAACGTCACTGGTCAGAGCATAAACCTTCTGTTACTATCTCTGTTAAAGAACATGAGTGGATGGACGTTGGTGCATGGGTGTATAGAAACTTTGATGAAGTATCAGGAATTAGCTTCTTACCTTTTAATGAGCATACATATCAGCAAGCACCCTATCAGGATATTGACTTAGAAGAATACGAAGAACTTAATATGAGTATGCCAGATAATATAGACTGGTCGTTGCTCCAAGAGTTTGAGAAAGAAGATAATACATCTGGTGGACGTGAGTTAGCTTGCTCTGCAGGTGTATGTGAAGTAGTAGATTTAACAGCAGCATAGGAGATAAAATGAAAAAGATAGCACTAGAAAATTACTTGACCAGATTTATAAGATATGTTATAGATTGGAGAAAAACACGTAGTGTGATAAGGCAACTGCAAGAATTACCTGACCACACACTTGAGGACATGGGTATTAAAAGGTATGAGATAGAAAATCTTGCTTATACAGAATTACAAAGAAAGAACTATGAGAAGTAAAGCATGGAGAGTATGGGCAAAAACAATAGGGAGCAAGATATCAGATGATGAAAGTGAAAGTGATATTGCCGCTATGTTACGTACCTTTTGGGTACTCACTCATCTGGTTGCTTGCTTTTTCATTATTATACATAATGGGGTCAAGCTAGGATGGTTTTAAACTACGAAGCAAATTGGTGGGAAATAGCTATGTTGACAGCCATATCAATAAATACTATAATAAACATAGTTGTGTTCTTTAGGCACAGATTTAGAAACAGGAGTAAAGATTGAAACCATATGAGAAAATACTGCAAGCACTAACACATCATGCACAAGCAAATATAGAATTGCATGTTACAAATATTAGTATTTATCTTACTAACCCTGCAGGTATTGGTGAACACTCTGATATATTAGAAGCAATTCAGAGTGAGATGGATAAGATAGCAGTACATAAAGATAGATTAGAGATACTTGAGTTGTTAGAACCAGTAGAATCAAAAGAGGAAAAAAATGATGACGGAGCATAAGCTAAGATACGAAGCAAATCCTTATACAGGTAAGCCTATGTATTATAAAGATAATCCTGAAGCAGTAAAAAAGAGAGATGAAAAAAGAATGTATGTTAATGGGAAAGAGATTTCTAAATCTCACCCATTGCATAAACCCGGAAGATATAAATCTCTTGATGATGCTTGGTCACATAATAAAATTGAAACGGTTAATGAAGGAGAGGTATATGCTATAACAAACAAAGCATGGAAAGGTTGGGTCAAGATTGGTAAAGCTGTTGACTCAGAAGATAGATC